CCGGGGTTCTCGCATCAGCCATTTCGGCACTCTTACGGGCGATGTCGTTCCACGGTGCATCCAAGTAGGCTGCCCGTAAACCTGCCCGCCGGCCTTCCTCTGTGAGGATGTCCGTCGCGGGCGGTGCTTCAATTGAGTCGTACAGAATGTCGCGCAGGCCGAGGTATCCGGGGGCTTGTTGTTTCTGCCATGCCAGATATGCCTGTTCGGCCACGGAGTCTTGGCCGGGGCGGTGCGCATTGGTGTACTCGATGAGGCGGGCCTGGATCCACTCCGCGGACTTTCCCACGTTGCGGTACGCCATCCGAGCCACCCGGGCACCGCCCGACGTTTCCGTCATGTGTTGGGTTTCGTTCAAGCAGATGTGGGTTGCCGGATCACCTTCGCCGGATGCCTCCGAGGCGGGCGGTATCTCGAACCTCGCCCCGGTGCCCTTGATGATGGTGCGGGTTTCACCGCAATCAAGCCCGTAGTAGTCGCGGGCATTGCGTGACCACATCGCGTTCGCCACCCGCAGAACGTCTTTGGACTGGGCTTCGCTGTTGGTGATCACCTGCACCAGCGGGAAGCGCCGCGGCTGCCCGACAGGCTTGCCGGTCTTGTCGTCCCACCCGGCGAACTCCACTGGCCCTAATAGCTCTGCGTTGCAGATCGCGGCCGCCAACACATCTTTCCCGGTGCCTTTGGCGCCGCGCTTGATCCCTGAGCGGTAGGTGAATCTGCCGTCGGGGCCGACGTGGTACCACAACACCAGAAAACGGACCTGCCCGTCAGTAAACCGCCACGACTCACCGGTCATGTGATCGATCAAGCCAGGCACATCAGTGGAGTCCTCCGCCCAGTCGATGATCGCCGGTCCGAGACTCGAATTCCACAAGCGGTCCTTCTCATCCGGGTCATCGGGCCACGGCAGCGTCATCCAGGCATTGGTTTCCGCGTCTATGCGGTAACCCGGCATCAGCTCAGAGTGCGCGGTGGTAGTCAGCAATGCGTGTCACCCCCGCCGGCACATCGTTATCGCCCACCGGGTCGACATAGCGGATCCGCAGATCCCGGCGATACTCGTTTGTGGTGCCCAAAACCCGTTCCCGGTTACGCAACTCCGTCGCGAACCGCGCCTCACCGCTGTCATGAAAGGACGCGGCCAACGAAAGCGCATCCAACGCATACGACCACTCGGCAGGCCCCCACAACTTCGCGTGAGGCATCGACTTCCACGCCTCCCACTTCGCTTTCGTCGCCTCCGGCCACGGCCGCCCATCCGGGCGATACTCCGTCAGGTCCATACCGCCCTCAAACGGCACATCCAGAACCTCAGTCCAGTCATGAATGGGCTTGTCGCGGCCATGACCAACACCCGGACGGCCCGGCTTCGGCCCCCGCACAGCCATCACAACCCCCCATTCAAAAGTGCAGAATTCCGAGGCTTCCGCAGCTCCGGATCTTCGACACTGACCGAGGCTCTACGCCTCCCGGGCTTCGCTACAGCAAAGGTCGAGTACCCTCCCCACCCGGGGTTATGCAGTTCTAGCAAACACTCGGCAGGTGTCATGGTGTTGATGTCTTTCGTTGAGCGGCAACGGTTTTCGGTTGCGAGAGCACATCGCTGGGGTGCACTGGGGGTTGGCGCTTGCCTCGGTTTCGGCCTGCCTGCGCTTCCCGTTGTGACTTATCGCGATGACAAGGTGTGCACGCTGAAACGAGGTTCGACATGTCGTCGGTGCCCCCGTTGGCGACGTTGAGGACGTGATCCACCTCGGTTGCCAGCACGGCGCAGCGTGGTCCGCGTAGTTGGCACTCGAAGCCGTCTCTGGATAGGACTCGTGCGCGGCGTTGGTTCCAGCCCGGTCCGCGGCTGCGGCGGGACTTGGACGGGTATCGGTTCCAGTTAGAGCTCATGTTGTTGTCCTTCTTGGTATTCCCGTCCCCGAGATGGGAAGGAGATTACAAACCACCTCGGGGACGGGCCTTTGCACTGGCGCGGCACCGGGCGGCAAGTCTCCCGGTGCGCTGCTCGGTGCCGTGTCGCCACGGCGGATCGCCCGCCTTGCCCGTGGCTCACGTCGGTTGATTACGCGGCTCCTTCAACGAATTCTTCGATGTCGTCGGTTGATCGGTAACCCTTCAGCTCGGGCGGAGAGGGGATCCCGAACAGTGCCGCCTCGCCCAGCGAACTGACTGTGCTGCCGCGTAGATCGCCCAGTTCATCCAGCGCCGCAGTGTGTCCTGCTTCTACGGCGTAGCTCGAAGCGACGGTGTTCCATCCTCGGTTGAAGGCGTGCGCGGCAACCGCTCTGGCTAGCAGGGTGTCTCCGGATCGCTGCGCGCGGGCGAGCATGGATTCGGCGCCCTCGGTTGATCTGATGGCGTCTGCCCTGTCGACGGCGTCACGGTAAGCGAGGACGTCACCGCCGGCCGGTAGTCCGAATAGTCGGCGCTCGAGTTCGAGGCGGCGGGCTTTGGATGCGGCAGTGAATTCGTTGCGCAGATCAGCTGCCTTCTTCCGATGTGCGAGGAAGACTTTCGCGATTTCACGTTGCCGGCCTTCATGGCTGTAACTGGGGTTATCGCGGATCTCGTCAGCCTCGCGACTGAAACTGGCGCGGACATTCGCCATCTTCTTCTTGGCTTCGTCAACTTTCGCGCTCACCGTTGTTCTCCTTTGTTCGTATCGAACTGTTTAGGCGCTTATGCGCCCGGTAGGTCTTCAGCCGGGGTAGCAGGTTCATGGTCTACCTCGATACTGCATGGAGGCGAGGCGGGTTCGGCGGCCGATTTCGCGGCCCACCTCGTCGGCGGTGAACCCGTTCACGGAGTCGATATGCACCAGCGGACCTCCGCCGCCCGCAGTGCCCATCTCGGCGTTTTTCTCCATGTTCGCGAATTGTCTTTGGGTGAACACGTATTCGGGACGTTTAGAAAGGTTGATTCCCAGGCTGTTTGGCCCCATCACGCCGCCCTTGTCGAAGACAGCGCCGCCTTCAGCGAAGGGGAAGAACATTTTCAGCATGTTCATCGGGTCGGTCGCGTTCATGGGGGGTGTCTGCGCCATCGGGGGTGGTGGGGGCGCTTCAACTCCGGGTGGGGTGGCGCCTTTGACTGCGTTGAAACCGGCTTGCGCCGCTGGCTGCGCTGTGGCCATGTTGAACGGCTCTATCGTGCGCGGCGGTGTGCCCGGTGGCACGGCTTGGTTTATGGCAGCTGCCGCGGCACCGCCAGCCTGCGGCTGCTGGCCGGCTTGGGACGGCTGCACCCCTGGTGACGGCATGAACGCTGTCGCATCAACATCCGACAACCATCGTGGGGCGCCGAACGGCAGCAGGATTTCCGTCAACGCACCAATCCCGATACCGCCCATCTCGGCGGCGTACTGCACACCCCGCTTCGCGATCGCGGCGCCCATCTGAATAGCCGCCCCCGAGCCGGGGGCCATCATGTTCGCCGCCCCGCCACCCATCGACGCGGCCTGATCGATCAAACCGTTGATCGCCTCAGCACCCATACTCAGGAGGCCGCCAGCTAGACCGCCGCCCGTCTTGCCGGTGAACCCCGACGCCGCAGGGATATAGCCTTCGGTGTTGATCAAAGACTGGCTGAGCGGATCCGCTTGCCCCGGCATCGGTCCGGGAGGCATACCCTGACCGGCGCCGTGCTGCAGAGTGTTCGGATCCACCCCCTGCTGAAGCATTTGCCACAGCATCTCCGGGGTGACCTCGCCGCCCTCAGCGAAACCCGCAGGCTTAATCCGCTTCTTGGCGCCCGGATGTTGCCAAATCTCCCGCATCCCAGGCGGCCACCACTCCGGGAACAAATAATCATCCGGATTTACGGGCTTGTCCCACCACCCCGGTGGGGGTGCGCCCCAACCCTGCCCAGGATTTCCCCAATCCGGCAAAGCGATCTGGTTCGGGCTGTTACCCGGCCGCAAATCTGGGATTCCACCCGGCCGGGTTTTATCCGAGGGGCCTATCGGTTCACGCGGCCAAGGGTTCGCGCCCTGTATGAAGTCCATCCATTGAATCGCCCCGCCGCCCTTGCGGTGTAACGCGTTACGGAACGCGTACACCCCGGACTGGCCGCCCATCATCGCAACCTCGGCAGCGGTTAAAACATGCTCACCGTTCGACAAATAGGCCGGAATACTGTCCGATATAGCAGAACCCGGGCCTCGAGCAGCGCCACCAGCACCGAACGTTTTGATGTGCAGGTGATCCATGTGGTTCTGCGTCGGCGAACCACGATCCTCCATAGCCTTAGAGGTGCCGTCTGGATACCACGTCTTCTGGTCCCAGATCACGTACTCGACGCCCGGCTGCGACAGTGCATCTGGGAGAAGCGAATACCCCCGGCTCCTGCCCGCTTCGTCAGCGCCCACCATGACGTCGATGGCCTTACCGGAGCTGTGCTCGTTAAAGCCGTCCGGGGGGCGGTAGCCGCCGATGTCGGCGATCCCGAGGTTGTGGTATCGCTGCGTGAGACCCTGCGCTGTCGGCCCCAGCGCGCCATGCGTGTCCGCGTTGCCTGGGTTGAAGGAGTTACCGCCGCCACCGGTCTGCGGCGGACCGGGATGCCCGCCTCCTGTGGGCGCGAAAATGTCGAGCGGGTTCTGTCCCGTTTGACGACCACCCGACGGCGGTCCCAACGCGGGACCGCCAGATGATCCCGGCCCCGGCGTTACACCAGGAACACCCGGTGCACCCGGCTGCAGTGATGGCGGATCAGCGAACCAATCGTTGATGGCCTTCGGAATGTCGCTGAACCAGCGATCCATATCCCAAGCCGCGCGGACCTCTTGGGCGTATGCAACGAGGTGGTTTTTTGCGGTTTGCCATTCATTCAACGTGTTCGATGCCATGGTGTTCGCTGCACGTTGACTGGCCCCTTCGACAGCACCGAATTCCTGTACAGCAGTGGACAAGTCGAAATTGTTTAATGC